ACAGTATCTGCTTGGAATCATATTTTTATATACAGAGATTCAAGCAATAATGTTGGAATTTTTGTAAATGGGCAAACTTTTTCAAGCACTCAATCCCATAGTCTTACTTTAACATTGTCAACAATTGGAAGAGCAACTAATATATTCTATGAAGGTGAAATGTCTAATGTAGCACTATGGAACAGTGATCAAAGTTTAGAAATATCAAACATTTACAATTCAGGAACACCAGCTACATCATACACTAATACACCAAACAATTGGTATAAACTTGATAATACAACGACAGGTATTCAAGACAGTGCAGGAAGTAATAATGGTACTAATAATGGAGCATCTGAAATAAATACTTATGTAAGTATACAATCAGGTATAAGTTCAGGTATGACAGAACAAAATTTAGTAAACAATAATGTTTCTGTATTAAATGGTGAAAGTGTAGGTATGAACACTACAAACTTAGTTCAAAGTAATTTAACTAGAAAACAGCCGTATAGTAGTTATAGCATGAACTTAGACTCAGCGGATAACGATTACATTCGCGTGCCTAATCCAGGCTCTATATTTGCTTATGGTGAAAGTGCCTTTACACTTTCAGGTTGGGTTAGCATAGATGCTTATTCAGATCAAGATGGTATATTTAGTAGATTTTACAGCACTGCATTGCGTTCTATAATAAAGCTAAATTTTAGCTCTCCGTTCAATGGTTTGATGTTTCAAGTTGTAAAAAATAATGTAAATGCTTATTTGGTTTGGAATGGAATACTTCCTAACCCAGCGAATGGCGAATGGAAACATATATGTCTTACTTATGACGCTGGTAATGTAAAACTTTATTTAGACGGTATAGATCAAGGACCTGGAACAGCGACTGGTACTATACCTACTACAATGCCTGATCTTACTAGTTTTAACTCACAAATAGAAATAGGTAGAGATTCTACATCGGCAGCACAAAGAGTATTTAATGGTAGAGTTTCTAACTTTTGTGTTTTTGATAGAGCTTTAAGTGAAAGTGAAGCATTAAAAATTTATAATAACGGTATTACACAAAATTTACAAAAAACATCTTCATTTAGTAACAATATATTAGCTTGGTGGCCAATGGATGAAAACAGTTCTTATTATAATGGAAATGATTGGGTTGTAAGAGATATAGAAGGAGGTAAAGATGGTATTGGAATAAATACGGGTAATATAGATGATCTCGTAGGTAACGCGCCTGGTTCAGAAGCTAGTGGATTGGGAGTTAATTTAAATATAGCGGACTTAAAAGGCGATATGTATAATAGTGATAAAAACGCACACAGTATTAATATGGCTGATTACGCTGATGGCGTAACTAATCCAGCTAACTCAGGTAGATCAACAGATACACCTTAAAAATAAGTAAAAATGACAACATATATAGTGATAGATATAGATACGCAGACTAGCTTAATAGATTTTAGTCAGATCAATACAACAAGTTCACAAACTATGAGAAGAAACGTAGCTAACACACAGGCTATGCTTTCATATCAAGTAACTCCTAGTTTTATAACTAATGGACGTGTTGATCCACTTATGACTTTAAATCATGAACAAGCATTAGCGTTGCTAGCTACTCCAGAGTGGACAGAGCCAGATCCAGGTCCTGAAGAGTAAAACAAAATAATAATTAAATTTAATTAAATGAAAATAAAAGAAGAAGAATTAAAAACAATTCAAGATCAACAACAAAAAGTAAGTGATTATTTAAATAAAATAGGTTTTTTAGAAAGTCAAAAACACGCGTTGCTTCACGAATTAGCAGAGGTAAATAAAGATATACAAGATTTTAAAGAAGTACTTCAAAAAGAATATGGTGATGTAAACATAAGTATTGAAGATGGTAGCTATACTAAAATAGAAGAAGATGTCAAAAGTGATAAGAAAGATTAGTATAGGATCTGATTATAAAAACGACGCAATGCATTATTCTTTAGGCCAAGAAGTTTATGGTGGACATAACATTTGCGATATATTATTTAGTGACACTGATCACTCATATAATATTTATATAACTAAAAACAAGGAAGTATTACCTTGGAAAAAGTTTAATCGCAATATGGCAGTTTCTGTAGAGTACGATTTAAATTACTAATGAAAAGCTTATATAGATTTATTGTTAAGCCTTTAAATTATAGATATGACAATATACGAAAAGTTGATGATAAGCAACTTATTATTAATACTAGTATTGAAGATCATAGGTTTGTTAGTAAAAAAGCTGTAGTTGTTTCTACGCCTGCAGCTTTTGAAACTAACATAAATAAAGGAGATGAGGTTTATGTACATCATAATGTGTTTAGAAGATATTATGATATGAAAGGTGTTGAGAAAAACTCATCAACATTTTTTAAAGAAGATATGTATTTTGTTTCACCAGAACAAATATACATATATAATTTAAAGCCACATTTAGATTATTGTTTCGTTAAACCTATGCACGAAACAAACGATCTAATAAACAGAAAAGAGAAAGAGCATTTTGGTATACTAAAATACTCTAATAAATCGTTAGAACGCGCCGGATTAAATCCTGGAGCGCTTGTGGTGTTTACGCCGTACTCAGAGTTTGAGTTTATTGTAGAAGGCGAGCGGCTTTATTGTATGAAATCAAATGATATAGTATTAACTCATGAGCACGAAGGAAACGAGAAAGAATATAATCCAAGCTGGGCGTAAAGCAGTTGATGAATTAATTAAAGTAGCTGAAGAAAAAATAATAACAGATACTTCAGACGACTTAGCGGCTGATCGTTTAAAAAATGCAGCGGCTACTAAAAAGCTTTGTATTATGGATGCGTTTGAAATATTACAGCGCATTGAAGAAGAACAAAATATTTTAGACGGTAAAGATAATACTAAACAAACTAAAACATTTAAAGGGTTTGCAGAAAGGAGAAGCAAGTGAGTTACAAGCAAACTTTATGGAAAGAAATTAAAGACGTTGTTAATCCTAAGATATTAGCTAAAAACAACAGATATAAAAAGTGGAAGTACGGATATAATGAAGATTACGATTTTATAGTAATAAGTAAAACAGGGCAAATTGGACAGATCATTGAAATTCAAAACTTACGCATTGCTTTACCAAAAGCAAATGAACCGTATAAACGAAGCCAAGATAAATCGCAACAATACTGGCAACAGTTTGAATATCCAAAAGAACTGCAAAGAATAAAAACAAGATTTGACTGGGAAGAACTTCCTTTAGACTTTAAAGAAAAATGGTATGATTACATTGATCAAGAATTTAAACGTAGAGAAGAAGGTTTTCATTTCTACAATAATGGCAGTGTTGTATATATTACTGGTACTCATTACATGTACTTGCAGTGGTCCAAAATCGACGTTGGAGCACCTGACTATAGAGAAGCAAATAGATTATTCTTTATATTCTGGGAAGCATGTAAAGCAGATGACAGGTGTTACGGGATGTGTTACCTCAAAAACAGACGAAGTGGATTCAGTTTCATGTCGAGCGCTGAACTTGTTAATCAAGCAACAATATCAAGCGATTCAAGATTCGGTATACTTTCAAAATCTGGAGCAGACGCAAAAAAAATGTTTACCGATAAGGTCGTTCCAATATCTGTTAACTATCCGTTTTTCTTTAAGCCCATACAAGATGGTATGGACAGGCCAAAAACAGAACTGGCTTACAGAGTACCAGCTGCAAAACTCACTAGAAGAAAACTACAAGAAAATATAAAAGAGTTAGAGCTGCAAGGCCTTGATACTACTATTGATTGGAAAAATACAGGTGACAACTCTTATGATGGTGAAAAGCTAAAGCTATTAGCTCACGACGAAAGTGGTAAGTGGGAACGCCCTGATAATATATTAAATAACTGGCGAGTTACAAAAACTACGTTACGTCTAGGATCTAGAATTGTAGGTAAATGTATGATGGGCTCAACTTCAAATGCGTTAGATAAAGGTGGAGAAAATTTTAAAAAACTATACTACAATAGCGACGTTACAAAACGAAATAGAAACGGACAAACATCTTCTGGGCTCTATAGCTTGTTCATACCTATGGAGTGGAACTACGAAGGATTCATGGATACTTTCGGATCACCTGTCTTCACTAGAACAAAAGATACAGTCAAAGGAATTGATGGTCATGAAATTACAACAGGAGTTATTGAGCATTGGGAAAACGAAGTCGAAGGATTAAAAGGAGATCAAGATAGTTTAAATGAATACTATAGACAGTTTCCAAGAACAGAGCAACATGCGTTTAGAGATGAAACTAAAAATAGTTTATTTAACTTAACTAAAATATACGAGCAAATAGATTACAACGAAGAACTAAATAATATAGCTAACTATACTAAAGGTTCTTTTATGTGGCAAAATGGAATACAAGATACTAAAGTAATATTTAATCCTAATAAAGACGGTAGATTTTTAGTTTCTTGGGTGCCGCCTGTTAATCTTCAAAATTCTATAATAGTAAGAAATGGAATCAAATACCCAGCAAACGAGCATGTTGGCGCGTTTGGTTGTGACTCTTACGATATATCAGGAACTGTGGATGGCAAAGGATCTAATGGTGCACTTCATGGACTTACTAAGTTTTCAATGGAAGATGCTCCGCCTAACTACTTTTTTCTTGAATATATAGCTAGACCTCAAACAGCTGAAATATTTTTTGAAGATGTATTGATGGCTTTAGTGTTTTATGGTATGCCAATACTAGCTGAAAATAACAAACCTAGATTATTATATTATTTAAAAAGAAGAGGTTATAGAGGTTTTAGTATGAACCGCCCTGATAAAATTTGGAATAAACTATCACCTACAGAAAAAGAAATAGGTGGTATACCAAATACAAGTGAAGATATTAAGCAAGCACATGCATCAGCTATTGAAAGTTATATAGAAACTTATGTTGGTAAAATAGAAAATGGGTACGGCGATATGTATTTTCAAAAAACATTAGAAGATTGGGCACAGTTTAATATTAATAACAGAACAAAATACGACGCTTGTATAAGTTCTGGCTTAGCTATAATGGCTTGTAATAAAAATAGATATACGCCAGTTGCTGCAAAATTTAAAAAACAAGTTAACTTAGGTATAAAAAAATACGATAACACAGGTTATGTTTCAAAAATAAAATAAATGAGTATAATTCCAAACGCAAACACAACAAGTTCTTTTCCAAGTCAGGTAGTACCAGACGCTGAAAAAGCTACATATGAATATGGTTTACGCGTTGCAAAAGCTATTGAAGATGAGTGGTTTAGAAATGATAGAGGTAGATATGATAGATTCAATACTAATTACGATAATTTTCATAGATTAAAGTTATATGCTCGAGGTGAACAAAGTGTACAAAAATATAAAGATGAATTATCTATTAATGGTGATTTATCATATTTAAATCTTGATTGGAAGCCTGTTCCAATAATACCTAAATTTGTAGATATAGTAGTAAATGGTATGTCACAAAGAAGTTATGACATTAAAGCTTTTGCACAAGACCCTGCATCTATAAGAAAAAGAACTAAATATGCTGAAGCTCTTAATAGAGATATGCAGCAAAAAGATTTAATAAATCAATTACAGCAGCTCACAGGCATGGACTTGTCAGCATCTCAAGGTGTTGGTTTAAATATGGAAAGTGACGAAGACTTACAGCTTCACATGCAAATGAATTATAAAGAGTCTGTAGAAGTAGCTGAAGAAGAATTAATAAATCAAGTATTAGATTATAATAGATATGATTTAATAAGAAAAAGATTAAACTATGATTTAACAGTTCTTGGTATAGCTTGCGTTAAAACTTCTTTTAATAATTCAAACGGTATAGAAATACAATACGTAGATCCTTCATGTTTAGTTTATTCATACACAGATGATCCAAACTTTGAAGATTTATATTATGTTGGTGAAGTAAAATCTGTTAGTATATCAGAGTTAAAAAAACAGTTTCCTAATTTAACTGTAAGTGAAATAGAACAAATACAAAAGTATCCAGGTAATACTAATTATACTAGAAATTTTAATGGTCGCTATGATGATCAAACTGTTCAAGTACTTTACTTTGAATATAAAACTTATACTAATCAAGTATTTAAAATAAAAGAAACTGCATCAGGACTTGAAAAAACATTAGAAAAGCAAGATGTGTTTTTAGAAGCGCCTGAAACAGATAACTTTAAAAAAGCTTTTAGATCTATAGAGACGCTATATAGAGGTGCTAAAATACTAGGCCATGAAATGATGCTAAACTGGACTATGTGTCCTAATATGACCAGACCTAATTCTGATACTACTAGAGTTAATATGAATTATAATATAGTAGCACCTAGATTATATAAAGGACGTATAGAATCATTAGTAAGTAGAATAACTACATTTGCTGATATGATACAGTTAACGCATTTAAAATTACAACAAGTAATGTCAAGAGTAGTTCCTGACGGTGTGTTTATGGATGTAGACGGTTTAGCAGAAGTTGATTTGGGCAATGGTACAAGCTATAATCCAGCCGAAGCATTAAACATGTATTTTCAAACTGGTAGTATTGTAGGTAGATCATATACGCAAGACGGCGGACCTAATCCTGGAAAAGTTCCTATACAAGAACTTTCAACTTCTAACGGTATGAGTAAAATACAAAGCTTAATACAAACTTATCAGTATTATTTACAAATGATAAGAGATGTGACCGGACTTAACGAAGCTAGAGACGGTAGTAATCCAGATAAAAATTCTTTAGTAGGATTACAAAAAATAGCTGCGGCTAATAGTAATACTGCTACAAGACATATACTACAATCTAGTCTTTACTTAACACTTAAAACTTGTGAAAACATATCTTTAAGAGTAGCTGATGCTTTAATGTTTCCAATGACTAAACAGTCTTTAATGCAAAGTATTTCTAAATATAACGTTGGCACGTTAAATGAATTATCTAAATTAAATATACATGACTTTGGTATATTTCTTGAGTTAGAGCCAGACGAAGAGGAAAAACAATTATTAGAAAATAATATACAAATAGCTTTAAAGTCTGGACAAATAGATTTAGAAGATGTTATAGATATTAGAGAAGTTAAAAATTTAAAGCTAGCTAATCAAATGCTTAAAAAGCGTAGAAAAGATAAAGCCGCTAGAGATCAACAAGCACAACAAGCTAATATACAAGCTCAAGCTCAAGCTAATGCTAAAGCTGCAGAACAAGCAGCGTTAGCTGAATCTCAAAAACAACAAATAATAACTCAACAAAAAATACAGTTAGAAAAAGCTAAGTCTGATTTTGAAATAAATAAATTTGAAAGAGAAGCTCAAGTTAAACAACAGTT